AAAGTTCCCACGAACATATGTTCGATTTCATCCCCCCAGAACACTTGTTCGGATTTTTTTAGTAAGAAATTTGGCACGAAACTTGCTGCGAAACTTTTTGCGCGCGCAAATATATTTCAAACACCGAACATATGTTCTTCAACCGTTCAATACATGACACCCATACCCGGTGGGGTATACTGACACCACACCCAGAGGGGGGTGTAGGGTGCGTGCGCTTATCTGATATTTTATTAAAAATTTTAGTAAAAAGTGCTTGCAATTTTTAGGAAAGTGCTTGCAATTTTTAGGAAAGTGTGGTATTATATAACCATAGAAACGAGATAACTTATTTTTAGAAAAAAAGCAATAAGAATTAAATTAATAAAGAGAGAGGAATAATGAAAATGAAGAAAAAGTTAGTGGAACGAGTTATTAATGAAAAGATAGTTGATACAAATAGATATCGTTATTGCTATTGTAGTGAAGATGGGGTCATTAAAAGAATTAATATAAATTATCTTAACACAACATTGACACTTAATGAGAATAATTGGGTGATAGTTTGGAGGTGTAAAAAAAATGAAAAGTTATAAAAATATTTTTAACAAAAAATCTATAGAATTTGTAAATTAGATTATATATTAAGAAAATTAAAAAAGACTTTACTTTATACCTCTTTAGTATTATAATTAAGAAAAAAACAGGAGGTATAAGGTAATGTTAGAATGGTATAAAGTAGATTTAATTGTTTTAGGTTTTATGATTATGGATATGATATTAGGTGTATTATCTGGTTTTTTATCGAAATCTAGTAAGACAAAGAACGGTGGTTTTAGTTCAAAACAATTTAGGGAAGGTATTGCAAAGAAATCAGTAATGATTTTTTATCTTATCATAGCAGCCGCTTTGGATTATGTAATGCATACTAGTGTTTTACATTATGCGATGTCATGCTTGTTGATTTTCAATGAAGGCATGTCAATTTTGGAAAAGGGTGTGTTGTTAGGTGTACCTATGCCAAAAATTTTAAAAAATGCTTTGGAGGTTGTAAAAGGTGATGAAAATACAAATACAAATGAATCAAAATAAAGTCAGTGAAAAACTTTTAGAATTAATGAATAGGCTTAATTTTGATATTGAAAAAGTAACTTTATCTGACGATGAAATAGAGTATCAAGCTTTTAATACAGCAAATAGTTATCTTAATTATATATTTATGAATAATGATATATCAGGAATAACATTGGATGTATTAAATGTCAGGGAATTGCCTACAACAAAATCAAAAATAGTGAAAACATTGCCTAAAGGAACAAAAGTCGAAATTAAGAATTATTCGCTTGAGACTAATTTCTATGAAATTAATGATGGTTATATATATATGGATTATGTAAAAATCAGTTAATAATCTGTATGATATAAGAAAAAATGAGGTAGTATATATATGAATATTAAAGTTAGAAGTAGAGTAACAAACAATGGAACATTATATTTAAAAGGATGTTATGCTGATGAATTGGTTGTTTTAGCGTCCGAAGGTTATAGAGTAGAATTAGATGGAAAAACAATACTTGTATTTTCATCCGATGAAAATGGAAGAAAATTAACTAAACATAATAGAAGTTATTTAATGCACATACCTATTAAATACAAAAATTATTACAATAATAATGTTATGATTACATATGTTTATGACGCTAAATATACATTTATTCATATGATAAAAATTGAGGTAATCTGATGAAAGAAATAGAAATTGATAGTATTTTATCTATGTCAATAGAACAACAAAGAAAGATTTTAAGAACATTATCAAAAAGGGCTAATAGTAGACTATTAGCCCTTGAGCGTCAAGGTTATACTAAAAATGCTTATGAAAAGGCCAAATATAATCTTGATAGGATATACTCAACGAAGGATAGAGAGAAAAAAAAAGTTAGATTTACTGAACGTACAACTAGATTAACTAATACACAAGTAGTCAGGGAAGTAAAAGCCGTTACGGAGTTTTTAACATCGCAAACATCAACTATCAGAGGAAATAAGCGTATAAGAAAATCTCGTGAAAAATGGGTTAAAGAAAAATTAGGTGTACAGATTGACAATGTAGATGATTTTTTTGAATATCTTGAAGTGTTTACTAGTAATAGAATACATGATTATTTAGATTCTAGGCAGGTGATGAAAGATATTAATGCGGCTATTGAACAAGGAATGTCTAAAGAAGACCTCGAGAAAGTTTACGATAATTTTAGAAAAGGTATGTTTAAAGCTGAGAAAACATTAGAAGACTTGAGAAATAAAAAATGGATTGAAAATAGGTGATTTTTTTTATGGAAATAATTCCTGTAGAAACTACCAGAGGGATTATAAACGAGGTAGTATATAATATCAAAGACTTTCCTTACGATGAATTAAAAAAATTTCCAAAAGTAAAAAACAGGTCAAAAAAAAATCCAAAAGTATATTACAATGTACCTGCAACGTTTGACATCGAAACAACTTTGATTGATGGAGTTAAGGATAAAAAAGGAAATTATATCAAAGGTATGGAGCCGTACTCTTTTATGTATCACTGGCAATTTTGCATTGGTACATATGTAGTTTTTGGTAGGCGTTTTGAAGAATTAAAAGATTTTTTTAAACGTCTCAGAGAAGTACTGGAATTATATGATACATTAAGATTAATCATTTATGTACATAATTTAGCGTATGAGTTTCAATTCATCAAAGACTTTTTGGGTATTGACAGAATTTTTGCTAGAAAACCCCACAAACCGATGAAATATGAAGTGGATAATTTTGAATTTAGATGTTCATATTTTTTATCAAATATGAGTTTATCTAAATTTTCTGAAAATTCGCCGTCTTGTTATCATAGAAAATTGTCAGGAGATAATTATGATTATACAAAGTTACGTACACCAGATACGCCCTTGACATTATATGAAAAAGGTTATTGCTATAACGATGTTAGGGGATTAGCTGAGTGTATACAAGATAAAATTAATGATGAAAATAATAAGTCAATAGCAGATATACCATTAACATCTACTGGTTATGTAAGACGTGATATAAAAGAGTGTGTATTACCACATGCTAGGCATGGAGAAAAATTAAGGATTTATAAAAAAAATCGTGAAGTTATCGGTAATTTGACATTAACATTGACTGAATATAAAATGTTAAAGCAATGTTTTAGGGGTGGCAATACTCATGCTAATCGATTTATCACCGGACATATATTATCTTGTGTATATAGTTATGATATAAAATCATCATATCCGGCGGTTATGATGTATGATTATTTTCCGATGAAAAAATTTAGACGCGTTGAAGTAGATGAAAATAATTTAGATTATTATTTAAGTCGTTATTGCTGTCTTTTTGAAATATGGTATAAAGATTTAAACGCTAAAATAGAATATCCAATACCATATATTAGCGTTAGTAAATGTCAAGAATTATCAATTAATAATGATAAATTGGGAACTGAATTATTAAATGATAATGGACGTGTTTTAAAGGCTAGTTATGCAAAAATGTCAATTACTGAGATTGATTATAATATTATAAAAAAAACTTATGATTTTACCGCGATATCGATTGAAAATTTTTATGTTGCTGAACGTGGAAGATTGCCAAAAGAATTTAGGATAGGAATTATGAAATTTTTTTATGATAAAACGGTATTAGCGCAATATCCTAAAAAAGTCTATGAAAAAAATAAATCTAAAAATAAATTAAATTCTTCCTACGGCATGTGTGTGACTGATATAATTAATCCTGATATTAATTATGTTAATAATGAGTGGGTTAAGGATTTAATGTCTGAGGTTATGGAGGAAAGCGCTATAGAAAAATATAATAAGTCAGTTAGATTTTTGTACTACGCATGGGGTGTTTGGATAACAGCACATGCAAGGAATCGTCTACAATATATGCTTAACATTGTAAAAGAACATGTCGTATACGTTGATACTGATTCGATTAAATTTTTGGACTCATCGGGGGAATTAAGACATGCGTTTGAAAAACGAAATGAAGAAATCATAAAAATTAATGATGATTTAGATGTAAAAGGGATAGTAGACATGGTTTTAGATATCAACGGTAAACCGAAAAAAATCCATGAGGTCATTGGTACCTGGGAATATGAGAAATATTATATATCTTTTAAAACGTTGGGGGCTAAAAAATATTGTTATCATCACGTTGATAAACCCGATGTATTCCAAATTACAGTATCTGGAATGGATAAGAAAAAAGGGGCTGAAAAAGTAAAAGATTTTAGTGGTTTTACACCAGGCCGAACTTATAGTGATGTGGGAAGGACGGTATCGTACTACAATGAAGCTCCAATCCATGAAATCGAGATTGAAGGCTCGTGTTTTTTAACTGCGTCAAATGTTGCTATTGTAGATACAACATATACATTTAATTTAACTGACGAATATCAAAAAGTTTTGGGGCTATCTGGGAATAATTATATGATGGAGGTGTCTTAATTTTTGGAATATTATGATATAAGTAAAATTTATAAAGCGAATAAAGCATTTAACATTGTTTGTGGCATGAGGACCGCAGGCAAGACTTATGGTTGGAAAATGTTAGCATTAGCTCAGTTTCCAGAATTTGATTTTGAGTTGACAGATAAATTGATAACTGAGGGATATTATACTAAACAAAACCAAAAATTTATCTACGTCAGACGACAGAAAGAAGATATACGATTAACAGCAGGGGCCTTATTTACGGATATAGTCAATGACTATAACAAAAATAATGGAACTGATTATTATATTGAGCACATGGCAAATAAATTTTATCTAATGCAGTTTGATGTCGAAAAAAATAAGGCAGTAAAAGTTAGACACATTGGATATAGTTTGTATATCAAGTTAGGTGAAGCTTTTAAGTCGTCCTCTTATGATGACGCTAACTTGCTCGTGCATGAGGAAGCTTTAACAAGTAACTATAATAAATATTTAGACCATGAGGTTGACGATTTTATCGACTTGATTAATACATGTTTTAGATTGCGTAAGGGTAATCGTGTATTTTTAATTGGAAATGTATCAAGTATTGTAAATCCTTATTTTGACGCTTGGAAGATTAAAAATATCAATATTGGTATAACAATACATAGTTATTATAATAAATTATTATCTAAGACCATGGAAATTGCAGTAGAATACACACAACCCCCGGATATCAAGAAAACTGCACAAGATAATGAGTTCCTTGGATTGGCTAGTGACAAATATCTTAATTATAATATAGCAAATGCAACAAAAGACGATGAAAAAGTCAATGTAAAAGCCAAGATGTGCGTGCGAGCTCCGATAATTAAATTTGATTATGACGACCATATGTTTTTTGTCAGTAGGATTAGTTACAATCATAAAAAGTTATATATCTCGCAGAAAGTACCTTATTTTTATGCTACTAATCCAAAACGTAACGTGCAAACGTTAATCATAAAAAGACAAAGATGTGATAATTTTTATCTATCTTATACAACTCAAAAAGGTGCAGGAAGGTTTTTAACTCCATCTATTTTTGATTATTTAAGATTACATTATATAAATGATAATGTACTTTTTGACAATTATCAAACGAGAGTGCGTTTTGAACTATTTTTGAAAAAACATAAATTTATGTCTTGACAAATATATCAAATAATGATAATATATACTTGTAACTAAATAATATATTTTTATATAACACTCTATGCAATTTCTAATCACGTACAAAAATGAAAACGAAGGGAATGATAAAAAAATGCAGGTATCTATTATTAACGGTTATAATTATGATGTGCTTGTGTTAGAAAATTCTGTCTATCACATTAAAGCTCAGATTACTACAAATAGCAGAGTGAAAAGCTTGAGACTGGAAAAAGAAATCCTAAAAGAAAATGGTTTTGACCCTAGCACATCGATGTTAAAAGAAAAATCAGTATCGAAAACTACATATGAAATTTCTGAAAGCATAATCAAAGAACATGGAACAAAATTAAAAGATTATGAAAATTAGAGGAGAATAAAAAATGAAGATTATTATTAATCGTATGCCTAATAAATTTGATATTGTAAATAGTATAGTTAATTCAAAAACTTTTCAGAAATCTGTTGGAAGCAGATTTTTAATGACCGGATATGCGATTTATGAAAAAAATGAAAAAAATGAAAACGAATTTGAAGAAATAAAAACTGTCACTGTTATCAAAGACCATGAAGGAAATTATTATTCTTCAATTGGCCAGACCGCTTATAATTCTATTGCTGCAATCGACACATTAAATCTATCAGATGATGAGCTTAAGGCCGGAGTAACGATTGATATTAAGGAAGGACATAGTAAACAGGGAAGAACATTTGTGTATGCGTCATTAGTAGAGGAGGATTTATAATGAATATCGCACGGATTGAAAACCTGATTAATGAGCATGGCAACGAAAATGCTGAGCTATTGGCTGACCTTGATGAATTAAGACGTCAAAATACAGAATATGATAATGACTTTAATCGCATAAAAGAAGCAAATGATACATTAACATCCGCTTTGGAAAATTCCAGAGCGGAAAATAAAAGGCTTCTCGGACTTGTAAATGATACGACGTCTACTCATACTAATGCTTGTAAACCAAAACCTATTGGACATTTTATTAAAGGGGGTAGTTTATAATGCCTAGATTACAGGTAAATAAAGAGGATGTTACAAACTCCGCAATCACTAGAGATATCATGGATAATAATGCTGCTATGGCGCAAGCGCTAGAATCCGTTGACTTATCCGATAGTAGAGCTATACAAGATACAATCTTATCTAATTCAGATTATGTAAATACGTATATAGGAGAATTATTTTATCTTTTTGGGAATCCTCAAGTACGTACAATGTATTACACTAATCACATGAGAGAGTTAAAAAATCCATTATTGACTTACGGTCAGGGTGAGATTGAATATTTTGTCACAAATGCTGGCGGGAAAAATTTTAATGCAAAAGGCGATGGTCTTTTAACGCCAACAACAGATGATATCAAGAACTATGTTTATAAGGTCAATTCATTTAGGACGTTTGAGACGATTGTATATGAGGACGATTTAAGGATGGCATTTTTAACTGAAACCGGAGTTTATAGCATGGTGACATCAAAAATGGCTGCTTTATACTCGCAGATTGAACTTGAAGAATATACAAAAATGCGTGACCTTATATCAGCTCCTGTTATCGGTGGAACTCCGACTGAAAATAAGATTTCATTGCCATACATTGTATATGAGTATGGTAATAGTAAAGACTTGATGAAAAAAATCAGGGCTATGGGAATGAAAATGCAGTTCCCGACAGGTTATAAGACTTTCATGCCAAAATTTGGAACATCCGCTTTGCAGGTCCAGAATTGCGTAGCCCCTGGTGATTTGATGATTCTATCAAATCCTGATTCTATTGCTGAGGTAGATGTCGATTTATTGGCGAGTGCTTTCCATCAAGATAAGACAGATTGGCTTTTTAAAGTCTTGACAATGGATTCCATTCCAGCGCCTGACAAGTCAATCAACACTACTGTGACACAATGTGACGCGATTTTGTTTCACCGCGACTTGTTTAAAGTTAGGGATACTAAGTTTAAAACAGCTACATTTTATAATGCTGATAATGATTCTTATAAAATTTATGTGCATAAAAACACGATTTATGAATTATCACCTTTTTATCCAGCCGTAGCGGTTTGTACAAAAAAGCTATAGAATAATTTAAGGCGGATATCATATCCGCCTTTTTTTTTAAAAAAAAGGGGAACATAACAATGTTAGATTTAACATCAATGTGGCCAGTGCAGATTGTACCGGGAATAAATGACACTTTTAGAAGCATTGGAAACACACTTAATGAAAAACGAGTTATACGTACAGCATTAACACGCGAATATTTAGGACGTATAAAGTGGTCTAGTCAAACAAAAGTCCATAATTTAGAACATATGGAGGATTATTTATTAACGTTTGGCGCAGTAAGTCTATGGAGATATGATGTAACAGGTGATTTATTTATTACACCATTTACAATGTATGGCAATTATAATGTATATTCTTATCCATCCGTGATACGACCTTATAATCCTTATGGCGGAGACATATTTAATATCGATAAGTTAGATATGGGTAATTTCGCGATATGCTTTGAAAATGGTATGCGTACAAGTACAGTACCAGTGATACGTTATTATAGCGATATGATGTCACAAGTTTTACGTGTGTTTAACAGCCGTCTTAAAGCTGCTAAGATATCAGCCGTTTTGATTAGTGATAGCATAGATTCTGATTTAACAACAAAAAATTTGAAAAAACAGCTCCAAGAGGATTCAGGTTTTCTCATATTTAGAAATAAAGAAGCGTTCCAAAATGCTATGAATGTATATGACTTAAAAATACAGATTCAGGCAGCAGATTTTATAATGACATATGAAAAATATCATAATTATTATCGTGAGATGATAGGTATTAACTGCAATCCAACGGAAAAAAAAGAACGGCTTGTCAAAGCCGAAGTTAATTCTAACAATATATCTATTGATGATAGTATGTACGATTATATAAAAGAACGCGAAAACTTTTGTGAATATGTCAATAAGATTTTTAATGCTGGGATTAAAGCTGAGATATATATGAATAATGTGGATAAAGAAGGTGATTAAATTGTCTTATTATACAGCGACATTAGCGGAGGTATATAAAAAATATCCGCACCAGTATGCAACGATTGCGAGAGATATTTTTTCGACTTTTAGTTATCCTATTTATGATGATTCCAAAAAAGAAGAATTAGAAACTGATTTTGTCCAAGAATTTTACATGTCAGAGTTTGCACATGAGACATTTCAGATGTGGCTATGGAGACTAGCAGTCGTATGGAATGATACGATACCAAAGTATAATCTATTATGGCAAGAGCAAAAACGTATACTGGATAAGGGCACGATGGAACTTTTCGGGTCTGGTAGGACTGAAACTTATACGGGTATAGGTACGGGTAAGAACATGACGCAAGGAACCCAACAAAGCATTGAGAATGGAGAAACAAAAAATAATAGCACTCAATCTGGTAGCACAAGTAATGATACATCAGATATGCCGATTTCAGCCGAGGTTGACATAACTTCGTATAGAAGTGAAGCAAATGCCATTACAGTAAACCAGACAGACAACAGTAAAGGTACATCAACGTCAAATACGGATAATACCGTTAATCAAACGGACAATTCAGAACAAATGCAGGAGTATGAGCGTATTATATCAGGTAATGCAGTGGACGACCATAATTATTCATTATTAATGGAATTTGCGGCTAATTGGACGGACATCCAAAAACTTTTTTTTAATGAACTTGAAAGAAAACTTTTTATGCAAATCGTACATATTTAGGAGGTAGCAAAAAAATGAACACATTTAACGCTGAAAGATTTAAAGCTCAATTGGAAAAATTAAAAATCAATGGAGTGACAGAAAATGAGCCAACGTTAGCCGCAGATTTTTCTAAGTTTGAGTATTTTTCATTTTTGCAAGCTTATAACGAGTTAGTACAATTTATTTATACACTTCCAGTTGACGATTTAATCGCTATTGGAGACAAGCTGGAAGAATTAGACCAACAGATTAAAGCATTGACTGCAACTGTAAGCAAGTATACAGCAAAAGTTGACGCCGCCTTAGAAGATATCACGCAATTTAAAACTGATATTAATTCGCAAGTAACTAATATCAATTCCACAATTACTCAGATACAAAATAAATTATCTCAAATAGGTGAATTGTCTTTGCTTGAAACCAATGAAAAAGGTACAATTGTAGGGGCAATAAATGAGTTACATACTCAAAATACTTATGACAGATATTATGGCGTAGAAAATGGTGTATTATCGGACGCATTGGGCGTGGGATTACAACATTGGAATCAGCAAAATTTACCACGTTTATGTAATAGTACAACTTCGCAAATACCTTTTGACTTTGGAAATGGTGTCAGAACGGTTGATTTTATAGGTGATAAATCAATTTGCGTTAATTTATATGGTAATAGCAAAAATACTAATCGCGCCGAAGTGTGGAGAAATTACTACAACGGCTCAAATTGGGCACAATGGACTCACTTCGGTTTATCTCGATTAGATTCTTTAAAAAGTTTAGATATTAATACAGGCACATTTACAATCCCTAATTCAAATAATTATAATTACTTAATCTTAATTTGTAAAAATACAGCCATTACAAATTCAATTAGTTTTAATATGATATACATGTCTAATGATACCTATAAGTTGACAAATAGTGTTTTTAACGGTAATGATATTTACGTTGTTTCTACTTTAACTATAACTCGCGCTGATGATTTATTTACTATTGTTTCCAACGATGAATTATGGATATATACTGACCATTTTGAGAAAAAGCCAAATCAAAATAGATTATATATCCAAAATGTTTTAGGTCTTACTATATAATGGTGATAATATGAAAATAATTGTATATTTATGTAATCAAATCAACATACCTTTGGATTTATCACAGCAACAACAATTTGATAATTTTAATCAACAAAAAGATTTTTTTTGTAATCAAAAATTATATAAAAAAATCGACACACAATTAACCCAATTGGAAAGCGGCTACATGGTTGTAGCCGCACCATTCGAGGAATTAACAAATGCCGGGATAAATTATCTCGCAATAGAATATCCCAATGGAAAAATGTTATATGCCTTTGTTACTCGTATCACGCCTGCACCAAACATATCACATGCTAGCATTTATTATGTAAAAGACGTATGGCAGACACGAATGTTTGATTGGACATTAAAACCATCAATGATTGAGAAACAACATTTTTCTGGCAAAAGTTTTACTCAATGCGAGCAAGATGTAGGGGTTAATAATTATGTAACATTTAATAAAACTCAATTCTCAAATTTAGTAAGAATTACTGATAATGATAATGATAGGTGGTTTATTGTTATCATTGCATGTGACATATTGACAAGCGGTGGTAATGAAGAAAGCCCCAAGATTCAGAGTTCAAAAGGTGGATGGGTAGACGGTGCGTTCCAATCGTGCGATTTTCTGGCTTTTCCACAGAGTTCAAAAGAGTGGAATGGTAAAAATCTTATGGGGATTGCAGACTTTTTAGCGTCATTGACTTTCCAGCCATGGATAACAGCACAGATACAAAAAATCATCATGGTGCCATACTCCATGATAGAATTTTATAATTATTATGATTTTATGGTTTTTCGCGAGAAAACAGTCATTAAATTAAATTCCATCGATAAAAATAAGGGTTTCAGCATAACGGTAACAGAGGAAATTCATACTCCATATTTTTACCGCACGCAAGCTCCATTATCTTATTATGATGATATTTTGCAAATGTTCCGCGCGCCGTATACATTAATGACACTTAATTGTATCAATGGTTCAAGTATTCAGATTGACCCCGGATATTTTGCAACATTTGGAACTACTGGCGTGATGGAAACCTGTAAAATCACATGTCAGTTTATCATCAGTGATAATCCCCGTTGTACTTTAGTTCCCAATGATTATAAGGGGGAATCATATAATATAGACTACTCATTAGTTTATGATGGGTTCCCGACTATGACCGTAACATATGATAATGGCCGCATAGCTTTTGCTCAACAGGCTAACAGTTATAAAGCGCAAATGGGGGCAATCAGTGCTAATCAAAGTTTTGTCGGACAAAGTGCAAACATCAATGCTAGTTTATTAGCAAGTCAAAAAAATCTACAAGATTATCAGCGTAATACAAGTATAATTGGAAGTGGTCTATCTGCTGTTGGTAGTTTATTCTCACTTAATATCGGCGGAGCATTAGGAAATGCTTACAATGCCGCAGCAACTGCTGGACAAGCAAGTTATCAAAATCAGATATACCGCAATCAACTTGCGCAAAATGATTTAAATGCCGCAATGCAAAAACAAAATTATGCTAATCAAGCTAGTATCTTAACAGCCGCTCGTAAAGACGCACTACTACAGGGCATGGGTGTAGCCAGTCTTGCAGGCGGTGATATGTTAGCATTTTCCCAAAACTATGATAGATATTTCCCCATGTTTTGGATAAGTATAAAAATCGCGGCGCCCGATGAATTTTCTTGTATTGGTCAGCAATTTAAAATGTTCGGTTTCAATTATCCAAAGTTTGAAGCACCTAACTTATATGGAAATGCTATAAATGGAGGAAAATATAACTTTGTTAAATTAGTATCTGCAAACTTAAACGGGAAATTAACCACGGAGGAATCAGCGGAGATTAAAGCAATTTTACAAAATGGTGTCGGTATCTATCATTATCCAACACTTATAGGCAGTTATATATAGGAGTGATAATAAATGGCATATAATTACCGGTGGCCTTTACGTCAAGTTGAAACAATCACTTCATTTTACGGAGACGCAAGCCCAGAAAATATTGCAAAAGGTTATGCGGCGAATCATATAGGTATCGATATCGCCGCTGACATCGGAACGGCTGTATATCCATGCGCAGACGGCTACATTGAAAGCTATGGGAATACTACAGAGCGTGGGAATTATGTCAATATACTACTTATCGATGGGAATACGATGGTCATACAGCATTTACTTTACCCCAACCTCGAGAATACCGGATTGAATGTAGGCTCAGCGGTCACATCTAACGATGTTATCGGATATGTTGGTCAAAGTGGAGCTAACATAGATATACCACATTTACATTTTGAGATTATAAAAGGTAGCACGTTGTACCGGGCAAGCGAGTCAGGCTTGCCCGAAAACCCCATGAAATATCTGGATTTAGACAAAACACTTGTGACTGCATATCAGGCTAACATCAATGACCAAAATGGAAGCGTAACATCGCAAGTTGTAAATCAACCATTTTTAATTTATAAGATTGGAGATAATTTCTTAGTTATCGGCAATAATCAACAAAAAATTTTTAAGAAAGCAGGTCAAAACATATGGCTATAATGTATTATCCAGTTAAAGGTTTAAGCAGTAGAGCACCTAACGTGACATCTAACTTTGGTTATCGCAATATATCGTATGGTAGTAAATGGCACCATGGTATAGATATCGGTGCAAGTAACGGTACTCCTGTGCTGGCTGCCTATGATGGCAAATGCACAAAACTTTGGAGTATCGGTCAAAGCAGAGGTTATACCGTACAATTACAACATACAATCCAACCTTATGGCACGGTATACACATTTTATCAACACCTTAATGCTCCATCACCACTAAAAGTAGGAGATAATGTTAAGATGGGCGATGTTATCGGCTATGTCGGCGGAAGTGGAACAAGTATCAATAGTTATGCCGCACACCTACATTTTGGGATATCCCTTAATTATCCTGACGATTGGTATAGGAGTACCTGCCAACGTTACGATGATTACCCACAATATACGATTGGTGCAGTTGACCCATGTACTGGTAACTGGTTAGGCGTAGATACTGGTGAGACTGTCGGCTTAAATCCCGGAAATTCTCAAGTCGGAGGTAATGGTCAAAATAATAAACCCACAAGCGATGGAAAAGGCTATTATCGAGTGACGCCCACAGATGGACTTAATTTAAGACGTGAGCCGAACACTAGTTCTAGTGTTATAGTAACAATACCATATAACACGCGAATCTATGTTGAAAGTATCTCTAATGGATGGGCTAAAGCAACTTATAGCAGTTATAGCGGATATTGTAGTGCAGATTATCTTACTTTTATCACTGGTGCCACTTCAACTGCTGAAATGTTTGATTATCTGACCATGAGTGGAAATATCATCATTGGTCATGGCCAGAGCGGAAATGGAATATTTTATCCTATCGCCCCTACAGTCTGGGAAGGTGCAAGTAATGTAACTTATACACCGGAAGAGCGCCCAAGTGAAGAATCACAAGGCTTTGGTATTAATTTTTACAAATATATGTGCTATGTGACATTTACAGCTGAAACTGGTTCTATTAGTTATGATAATACAGGGATATGGGTTCCGTATGACCCATTAAGTATAGGCTGTATTGGTTTTTGTGCTAGTAATGCAAAAAAACTTATTTTAGAGATTCTAAATTTAGATAGTAGTACGGCAAACTACTTAAGTAGTTATTATCTTCCCAATGGTCAGTTATTGACAACTGCTTGTAAAACTCAATCTGACACATGGTTTTGGAGCAAAACAGGAGGTTCATGGAACGCACCAGCGGTCAGTGACGCTCAACGACCATCTATGGTTTCATTTTTAACGAACGAAGCAGGAGTAGACGGGCAAAATAAACTTTTGTATTCTTTTTTTAATGAATATGTAGAAAAAGGTAAGGCGCAAGGTATTACAGACCCTCAAGTAATGATGTACTTTTGTGATTTATATAACCAAAATCAACAAAGTGCATTAACTGTATTAGGTAGAGCCGGAGGGGCTAAAGCAACATTATTGAGTTTACATAATGCAGCATTAGCTAGTAATACTTTTGGGCCATACAAAACAAGACGAAACAAAGCATACGATTTAATAAGCGCATATAAAGGCCAAGAACCACCCGAAGAAATGCCTGACCCATCAGAATGGCTATATTTTGGAGATTAAATGAGGGGTTTCACCCCTCATTTTTTATTATGATTGGTAATTCAAATAACAATTTTTTCAAAAATATATAGCGTTCCGATACTTGATTTTTCAAAAAACAAAGATTATATTCTTTTTCTATTTCTTCTTTTAATTTTTTAATCATGTTATTGTATATATCATCAATTACTTTATCATATATTATCGTTGTAACATAATTTTTAGCTACCTCATATTTTTTATCGTAAAAATGACTAATTAAATTATTTTCAACATACATATCAAGTGATGTCATGTAATTATGATATATTTCAAAAACATTTTTTATAAAATCATTAACTGTTTCATCTTTGTTTAATTGTTCTAATTCGTTATAAAAATTTTTTTCACAAACTAACATTACTCTATCCCTCATATTATGGCTCCAATTCAATGGTATACAAATTAATATCTTTTTCACTAATGTTATCAATGACAACATAACATTCTTGATTTTTTTCTGATAATAATTTACCATTAATCCAGATATTTTTATCAGTATTCTCTATAACATGTGATAAAATATAAACCATACCACATGTTAATAAATCATCTTTTTTTATATTCATATTTTCTCTCACTTTCTAAATCATGTTTATATTTAATAATATGTTTTACTATTATTTCAATTTCATGCGCTATTATAATACATGTAAAATTTAAAATTCCAAAAGTTATTACTACAGCTACTAAAATATAAGATATGATTGACAGTATATTCATTTATTTTCACCTCCGCTCTATGCAATAATTATTTTATACTCACTTTGTTACTACAAATAAATCATTTCCTCTACAATTCATTTTTCATTTCCTCACTTTCTATAAACAAGTTATCTCGTTTCTATGGTTATATAATACCACACTTTCCTAAAAATTGCAAGCACTTTTTACTAAAATTTTTAATAAAATATCAGATAAGCGCACGCACCCTACACCCCCCTCTGGGTGTGGTGTCAGTATACCCCACCGGGTATGGGTGTCATGTATTGAACGGTTGAAGAACATATGTTCGGTGTTTGAAATATATTTGCGCGCGCAAAAAGTTTCGCAGCAAGTTTCGTGCCAAATTTCTTACTAAAAAAATCCGAACAAGTGTTCTGGGGGGATGAAATCGAACATATGTTCGTGGGAACTTT